TTTTGACCTTGCGATGGCAGAGAAGCAAAAAGCTATAGATGCCGCTAAAGCAGTAGAAGCAATTACAGCAGAAATCGCATATAAGCAAAACATTTTGACTATTGGACAACAAGAAGCAGATATACGCAAGCGAATCAATGATCTTGTTGCTCAAGGCGTTGATCCTAAAGTTGCGGAAGATAGGGTTAGAGCCGAAGTAGAAGTGAACAATCAATTATTAGAGCGTCAGTTTTTACTTCAACAAGAACAACAGTTGCTCAATGCCATTGGGAGCACATTTACTTCAACTATTACCGGGCTAATTCAAGGTACAAATGATTTCAACGACTCATTGCGTAATGTCCTGAACTCGCTTGCAAACTTGTTTTTGCAAGCTGGTTTGCAAGGTTTGGCTGGTAATGATGGAAGAGGCTTTTTCAGTTTCCTTACAGGCTCATTGGGTAGACGCGCCATGGGCGGCAGCGTTAGCGCCGGTCAGCCTTACCTCGTCGGTGAGCGTGGTCCTGAACTGTTCATGCCTGGGCGTAGCGGTGGTATCGCACCTGCTGGCAGCTTTGGTGGCGGCGTTCAGGTTGGTGCAGTCAACATCACCGTGCAGAACACTGGTGAAAACCTCAGCCCTGCTGCACAGAAACAGATTGCCAGCCAAGTTCAAGGTATCGTGATGGCAACACTGGTCAATCAGAAGCGCAGCGGAGGCATCCTGTAATGGCCTACATCAACTTTGATGACATTCCGCTGGTGATGGCCACACCGGTTCGTCGTACACAGCGCCGCCAGCTAATCAATTTTGGGGATGGTTATAGCCAAATTCTTACCGATGGCTTAAACATTGATCAGGAGCGTTGGCAATGTGAGACGCCGCCACTTCCGTATTCCAGCGCGTATTCGATTGAAAGTTTTTTGCTTAGTAAAAAAGGGCAGCAAATTAGTTGGACCCCGCCACTTGCCACTAAGAATTTTCAGCGCCCGTTTGCTTCTGGTGTGCTGGATCTTGGCTACGACAATATTTCTTCTTTGACACTTGCCGGTTATACGCGACCGACAAATTACACAGCCAACCTTGCAACCGGCCTTTTAACTTCAGTCACAATCAGCAACGGCACCGTGGTTGATATAACCTTGACGCTGGCAGCCAGAAACTACATTTTGGCAAGTGGCTGGGAGATGACGCCAGTAAGTTCTGCATACATGAAAGTGAGCTTTGAGCTGGTGCGAATTTACGTATGACGCAAACTCCTCCCAATGCCCAAACATTTAAGACCCAACTTCCTGAGGTTGTCGATCTTTTTACGCTGGATATTGCCGTATTGCTTCCGGCTGGCTCTGTTGACCAGTCGATTTATCGTTTCTGTAACTGGTCGCAAGTTAACGGCGCCGATGTTATCTATGACGGCAATACATACGTTGCGTTGCCACTACAAGCAAGTGGCTTTGAGCTGAACACCAGCGGTCAACTGGAACGCCCCAGCATCACCTTTGCCAATGTCGGCCTCGCTATCACCGGACTAACAAACACCTACGACGACTTGGTTGGCGCCACGGTGCAGCGCATCCGCACACTGACCACCTACCTTGACGGTCAACCTGCAGCCGATCCGGACGCCTACTGGGGACCAGATCAATGGGTTGTGGAACAGAAGACCAACGAAACAAAATTGTCGGTCACGTTCCAGCTTTCTGTCCCGTTCGATCTTGAAGGTCGCAGTCTTCCCGGTCGCCGTTTGTTGCGCGAACAATGCCAGTGGATCTACCGCGACAACATCGGCTGCCATTACAACGGCGCAAGCTACTGGGATGCGAATGACAACGTGGTTGGCACCTTGGCGCAGGATGCGTGCGGCAAACGGCTGGAAAGCTGCAGATTGCGTTTTGGCTCCGGCAGCCGCTTACCCTTTGGAGGCTTCCCCGGCTTGGTGGACTCGCAAGGCTGATGGAACTGACTACTTGGTCAAATCCGCTGACTGCTGCCCAACGGCTCGCCATGCGTCATTACGCCGAGGCCGCCCACCCACGCGAAACCTGCGGCTTCATCCTGCAAGACGGCTCCATGGTGGAGTGCGCCAACATCAGCAGCGAACCTGACACGTTCACGATCAGCGCCGAGGACACGGCTCTGTATTACGACGACGCGGTTGCCTGCTGGCACAGCCACATCAATTACAACGGATTCAGCGAGGCTGACCGTAAAGCCTGCAAACAACTCAACCTGCCGTATGCCGTGTGGAATTGCGGCGGCAGCGAAGCGTTCTGGCTTGACCCCCAACAGTCTGCTGGCCTACTGGAGCGCCCTTGGAACTACGGCGTCTACGACTGTTATTCCGCCGTGCGGGATTGGTACTGGCAGCAGATGGGCGTGGCAATGGGCGATTACGAACGGCTGTATGAAGGCGAATGGTCAACCCGTGGTTTCACGCACTTTGAGGAGAACTTTGCTGCTGAAGGCTTTGTGCGTTTGCCGGTCACGGTGCCGTTGGAGCGTGGCGATGTAATCCTGTTCCGCATCAGGAATCAGAATTGCTGCAACCACGTCGCCGTTGTGGAAGATCCCAGCGCCAACCTGTTGTACCAGCATCTTGTTGGCAGGTTGTCTGGATTAACGGCGTACAGCGGATACTTCCGCGAGAATACTTACATGGTGGTGCGGAGGCTCGGTTAATGGTCACGATCAGGTTGCTGGGTGAGCTTGGGCGCAAATTCGGACGCCGCTTCCAGCTTGCGGTCAAGACTCCTGCCGAGGCTGTGCGGGCGTTGTGTGTACAGATGCCAGAGCTGCGCCAGTACCTGACTGAAAGCGGCGACAACGGCATTGCGTGGCGCGTGGTGACCGATCACGCCGAAGGGCTGACGGAAGAGCAGTTGTTGTGGCCAATGAGCAAACGACTTGTGCTGGCTCCCATTCCGACAGGTCGCGGTGGCAATGGTGGTGTTGGCGCTGTAATTACCGGCGTGGCTCTTGTTGCCTTTGCAATTCTTGTTCCGGGTCTTGGTGGTGGCGTAGCGGCAACAATTTTCGGCACCAAATTCAGCGCCTTGTCTCTGGCGGTTGGCTCTATCGGTGTTTCGATGTTGTTTGGTGGCGTAGCACAGTTGCTAACACCAACGCCCAAAATGCCGACCGTTGACAATATTGGCGGTTCGTCAACTAGCGGCCGCAGCGAATCAGACCAACTGAAGTCTTTTACGTTCGATAAATCCAACGCCAATACCAAGCAAGGCGAGGTTGTTCCTGTCCTTTACGGTGAGCGCATCATCGGAAGTTTGCCGGTGCTGTCGTTCGGCCTTGAGCTGCAGAACTACCTCTGATGGAAGACCTCAACAACCTGCCTGAAATCAGTGGTGCTGGCGGTGGCGCGTCTTCACCTCAACCCACAGTCGTCCAGCAAACGATTGTTGCACCCACGCGGCAGCCTGTTGAGGAAGCCAACAACCTGTTCTCCGTTGCCTTTGCCAAGACTGTTTATGCAGTCAGCGAGGGTGAAATTGAAGGCTTCCCGAATAGCGCCGAGGAGGATATTTTTCTTGACTCGACGCCAATCCAGAACCCTGACGGCAGCAAGAATTTTTCGGGATACACAATCGACAGCCGCACTGGCACAGACGAAACTCAAACCCCGATGCTGGGGTTCAGCACTGTTGAAAATACCGTCGGCGTCAACACGGCAGTAACGGTTGCCTCTGGTCCGATCACCCGCACGATCACCGACCTTGATACCGAGCGTTGCCGCGTCATCATCACGCACACGGCGCTGCAATCCACCAACGTCGATAACGGCGACATCCGCGCCACCAGCGTTAAATACCGGATCGCAGTTTCGGCAAACGGTGGACCGTACACCACCATCACCGAGCCAGAAGTCAGCGGCAAATCCAGCAGCCAGTTTCAGCGTGCTTACGAATTTGACCTAAGTGGTACCGGACCGTGGAGCGTCCGCGTCACCCGCATTACACCCGATAGCAGCAGTGCCTATCTGCAGAACGGAATCGCGTGGCAGAGCTTTGCCGAGATCATCGACGAGAAGTTTGCCTACCCCAACACCGCACTGGTGGCGCTGAAAGTTGACGCCCGCCAGTTCAACAGCATCCCCGATCTGTCCGTCCGCATCCGTGGCAAGCGGGTACAAATACCTACCAACTACGACCCTGTAGCCCGCACCTACAGCGGCATCTGGGACGGCACCTTCACCACCGCTTGGACTGACAACCCCGCTTGGATCTTCCGCGACATTGTGCTAAACCCCCGTTTCGGGTGCGCTCGGTACATGCCGACCATCGCAATCGACCCTTGGTATCTGTACACCGTCAGCCAATACTGCGACGAACAAGTTCCTAACGGCGAAGGCGGATACGAACCACGCTTCACCTGCAACGTCTACCTTCAGAACCCCGGCAGCGTCTACGAAGTTCTCAACGCACTGGCGTCCTGTTTCCGTGGCTTGGTCTACTACAGCCAAGGCAAGCTCTACCTGACGCAAGATCGCGCCCAGATCCCTGTTCAACAGTTCAGCGAAGCCAACGTCATCCAAGAGGTTGACGACAACGGCGTCGTTACATCGCCCTGCTTCACCTACAACGGCACCGCCAAAACCGCCCGTAAATCCGTTGTTCTAGCCAACTGGGACGACCCCAATCAGTCCTATTCCAGCGTCACCGAATACCTGCAGGATGACACCCTGCTGGAGCGTTTTGGCTACAACCCAATCGACCTTCGCCTGCTGGGCGTCACTTCACGCGGTCAAGCACTACGGGCGGCAAAGCACACGCTATTCAGCAACCGCTACGAGACCGAGAAAGTCAGCTTCCGCATTGGCGCAGAAGGTCTTGCCGCCAGCATCGGTGAAGTCATCCAGATTGCCGACCCGCTGAAACAAGGTCAACGCCTTGGCGGTCGCGTCCGTGCCATCGACGCCGAAAACAACCGCATCACGCTTGACGCTGTTCTCAACCTCAGCCCCGCCAACACCTACACGCTGACACTGGTTATCCCCGACGGGCAGAAGACCACCAACCCCGACGGCACGATCACTACTCAGCCGAAGCTGCAGGTTCTCAACGTTGTTGATTATTCCAACCTCGCGGGTGCCAGCCAACTCAACAACATCGGCGCCCAAAACCTTGACCTTCTGATCACCCAAGGTGGCGACGAGCTGGTGGGTTATGTCGTCCAAGACGATGACGCCTTCACGGTCATCCGCTGCAACGGCATTGTTGATACTCAGGTTGGTGCGTTGTGGGTGCTGGAGTGGCAGAGCCTTGAAGCCGCGCTGTACAAGATCATTGCCATCAGCGAAGTTGATCCGCTGGTCTTCCAAGTTGAAGCCGTCCAATACAACGCCAGCAAATTTGGCTATGTAGACAACAACCTGCCGGTCGCTACGCCTAAGGATCGTTTCACGCTGTCTGGCGCCAAACCGCCCACTGGTGTCTACGCCGAGCTGGTTTATCGCAACGGTCAGAACCAAATCAGCGCCTACTGGACACCACCCCAAACCAACGACGCCAACGATCTGCTGGTGCGCGGTTACCGCTATCAGTGGCGCCAGATCGGTGACACCGAATGGTCAGACATTACGCAGGTCTCATCCACCAACATCTGGCAGCCGATTGATAACCACGTCTTCGGCGACACCTACGAGTTTCGCGTTGCCACGATTGACCGCCTCGGCAAGCAATCCGACTTTGCCACCGCTGGCGTGGTGGGCTATCCAGCAATCCCCGACCTCTCCGATCCGGCCTTCAACGGCGTCATCCGCCACCAGAACCAACCCGATGGCACCCAGCTTCTGATTGTTGACGCTGGC